CTACTGTTTCAGGTAGTGCTGCTCGACGATCCACCGGTACAGCGGCTCGGCCAGCCACATCGCCACACTGCCGAGAACACCCAGCCCCAGCACGACGCCCGCCACGCGAGACCGCAACGCCACGATCTCCGCCACGGGCGCCCGCAGCTCCTGCACCACGCGCAGTAACTCATCGACGGCCCGTCCGTTGGCCGAGGCGCCGGTGCGCAGACTCTCCAGATCGTGCTGCATCACGCAGATGACGCAATCGAGCTTCTCTTCCAGATCTCTCTGATCCTGCCGCAATGTCGCCATGTCGCCGCGGATCAAATCGTGCAGCTTCTCCGCCTGCGAATGCCGGATCTCGATCGTGTCCCCGAGTGCCCGCAAGCCCTGCAGCACCTCGCCCATCTGCTGATACAGCGTGTTGAGGTCGGGATTCGACATGACCACGCCCTCCCTCATGCGACACTCAGCACACCGCCATTGTTCCAGATCTGGCCGGAACCAGCGATCGGCTTCGTGGTTGGCAGGGCGGACGTGAAGAGCCCCGATCCAGGGGAAAGCCACAACGCACCCTTAGGCTGTATCCCGATGCCGCCGGCATTGGTGGTGATTTCGCTCAGATTGCCTGAAGTCGCATTCTGCATGACGATCCAGTTCACCGAGCCCGGAATATTCAACAGGCTCAACATATTCCCGCTATTGCTGGTGCCGCCCGCTGCGTTGATGAACAGGTCGCCGCCCTTCGTTTGAATCACGCCGTTCACCGTGCCGTCCGTGCCATCGTAGATGATGGTCGGCGGGTTGCCTGACGTCACGGCCTGAGTTCGCAGGAAGTTTTTTGCGCCAGGCGCGGCGTTGATGCGCAGCAAGGGCGAGCCGTCGGCGGCGGTGAACAGGTGATCCTTGGTGTTGGCAATGCCGGACGGGGCGGTGCTGGTCGCCGGTGATTGGAAGGTAATCAGGTTGCTGTTGCTCGCCGCCGAATTGTCGAGAAACGCGGTCGCGATCGGCACATTGTTCGGGTTCAGCGCGAACGTCGTCAGGCCCACCGTGCCGTTGGCCGTGCCGATGCTGATGATCGTCGCCATATCCTGAAAATTGCATCCGCCGATCACATTCCCGGATGAGTTGAACGTGCTCTTGAACTGGAAGGCGATATCCTGATTGTTGCCGCCGGACGGCCCGCCCACGAAATTGCAGCCGACCACGGAAAACCCGGAAACGTTGGTCAGATCGAACAGCGCCTGCGCCGTATTCGGGCCGCCATCGCGCGTGATATCAAGTCCGACGAAGAACCCGCCGCCCACCGCCGCGGCCTGTACTGTCCCCAGATTGCAATTCAGCTCGCCATTCGCCGCCCACAGTCCCAGGAGCATCAGCCGTGTCGGCGCATAGCCCTGCCACGTCGTGATATCCGTCTGGGCGAACAAATAGTCCACGCCGACGATCAGCGGGTTGGTGAAGTAGATGCCTTCGCAATACCCGGTCTGCAACACGGCCGCATGGCCGAAATAGGCCTGCAGCCCACTGATCCGCGTGTCGATGGTGCCGTTCACCTCGATCACCGCCGAGCTGGTCGAGCCGGCCGCTGCCGACGGTCCGAACCAGCTCACATTGTTTACCTGCACGCTCCAGCAATTGTTCAGCACGAAGCCGCGCAGGAAGGTCTGCGGAAACGGAGCGACGCCGTTGGATCCGTTTGGGTAGCCGAAGCATTCGATATCGCTGATGAAGCCGGAGACGTAGCCGAACGATATCTCCTGCGGATAGGTCAGCCGTGCGACTGCTGCAGTCTGCCCCGTCGTGTTCTCGGCGAACGCCGAAAAATCCCGCAGCACGACGCGGTTGGTCGGCACGGTCTGAGAAATGTCGAAGCCGATGCCCGTGTGCTGCAAATGCACCCGGCTGATGCCCTTGCCCGCGCCGCGTATGGTCACGGGCTTGCCGGCCCACACCAGGCTGCTCGCCAGATGGTAGTCGCCCGCCGGGATGAAGATCTCGCCGCCCGAGGCCGGCAGCGCCGCGAACGCCGCATTGAACGCCGCCGTGCAATCGCCGCCGCTGGTCGAGGCGCCGAAATCGATAACATTCAGCGTGTCCAGCGCCATCGCCTGCAAGGTTCGGCTCGGTGCGCCCGCCGTCACGGCGACTGTTCCCAGCGTCACCGGGCCCGCCATGGGCGCGGTGATCTGTCCCTGCGCATTCAAGGACACGTAACCGCCGGAGGGGATCTTCGCCGCCAGCGCGGCAACATTCGCCTCCGTCGTAGAAAGTCCGCTATTTAACGAAGCCAGACCGGCGGTCACCGAAGGATCGGTACTCGCCGAAATGGTTCCCGCATTGCTGATGCCGATATTCGTGCCCGGCGAATACAGCCCGCGCAACAACGGCATCGGCACGCGTGACGGTGTGCCGGCCGAATTCACGATCACCTCGTCCGACAGGTTCAACGCCGTCTCCAGCACGAAGCCTGCATGATCCCCGCCATTCGCGGCGAGCCCGCCATTTGCCATCGCGAGCCCGGTGCTTACCGTCACCGGCTCAGGGCCCCCTGGCCCGAGCGATACCCGGCCCAGCAGAGCCGCACTCGGCAATTCGATCGCCGGCTGCGTGCCGCTCAGCAGATCCGCCGTGGTAACGGAGCGGGTAATACCGCCCTGGCTCACGGGAAATTCGTCCTGCGCACCGGAAGCGGCCGCCACAGGCAATTGCGGAATGGTAGGCATGTGATGTCCTCGTGCCGGAAATGGTCGGTCAGCCGATCGCGACCCAGCCCGTGGCGTCGCTATTCGCCTGCTTCACCCAGAACGTGTTGCCAGCGCCGCCATTGAGGTTGCGGAAATCCGATCCTGGCGGCGCGCTCACCATCCCCAGCGGCGATCCCCGCCCGACCGAGGACGTGCACCCAACCGCCTCCACGGCGCTCGCCAGATGCAACGTGCCGCCGCTTCCGGGCCGCAACGTCAGCGCACCGCCGCTCACGCTCTGCAGCACCACACCGCCATCACCGGTCGGCGCCAGATAATCGACCGGCGGAAACGCCACCGCCCGCCACGCGCCGAACGCGCCCTCCAATTCCATCGCGCCGTAGGCGGGGACTGTCGATTCGAACCCGGTCCAGCTCTGCTGTGCAGGCGAGGATCCCGCGAGCGCCAGTTGGAGCTGGCAATTGCAGCTCAGCCGAAGCCTTTTCCCGTCCAGCACGGGCAGGCCGACGAAGGCCTGCGCTACGGCGCCGTCGCCGTCACCGCTGATCGTCACTGGGGCCGCGCTGCCGATCAGGCCGTAGCCGGATCCCGGATTGCTCACCACGATCCACAGCACCTGCCCATTGCCGACCACGGCATTCGCCGTGGCGCCCGTTCCTGATCCGCCGATCGTCACCTGCGCGGTGGTATAGCCGGCGCCGCCATTGCTCACCTTGATGAAGGCGATCTGCCCGAGCGTATCGGCCTGGTGCGCCGTCATCACCGAATTCACCGGCGACGCCGCGCTGGTCACCAGAACGTCTTCTGCCATGTCCGGCACGATCAGCGCCTGAAGTCCCGCGACCGTATTCGCCTGCACCCGGAAATGCGTCTGGTTGTTCCAGCGATTCCCACGCAGAACCGCGCAATCGGTGTGCAACCACAGCGCCTGATCCACCGTAGCGCTGCCCCAGCCATTGATGTCGTTATCAACGACCGCCACACCCTGCGCGCCATCCAGCACGCAAATACCGCCGCCCTGCGCCGTGGTGAACCCGATCCAATTCGCGGAAATGGTGAGCGGCCCGGTCGGCAGGAACGACAACACCGGCTCGATGGCGGAAATCCGCAAGGCCCAGCCATTCATCAGCAGCACATTGCCGGATACCACCAGATTCTGGCTGCCACCGGCCGTCACCCCTGTCGCAGCGCCGGCCACGTGATTGCCGGCAATCATGCTGCCCCAGCTGCCGCGGGCATCGATCCCCGTGCCGCCGCCATTCACGATGTTGTCGGCCAACCGCGAGGCGCCGAGCCGCGCCAGAATGCCGCCTTGCACGGCGGCGCCCGAAGCCGTCACGGTATTGCCGACGATCAGCGCACCGGTCGCCGCCACCGCAATGCCCCACCCGGCACTGCCGGAACACACATTGCCCGTCACCATGCAGCCTGGCCCGGCCTGCGGCGTCGCCGGCCCCGCACTCCAGGCGCCGATGCTGATCCCCTCGCCATTCCCGGCGCAGCCATTATCCTGCACCATGCAGGCCACGCCAGGGTCCACGCGGATGCCGCACCCGCCATTCGCCGAGGCCTGGCAGGCCTCGATCGTCACGCTGCCGCCGCCCGTGGCGTATACGCCATGCAACATATTGCCGTCGAAACTGCACGCGGACACAACGCACGCCGACCCGGCCGCCCCCGCAACACTCAGGCCGCTGCCCAATGTCGCGCCCTGGGCATTGGCAAAGCCGCACCCGGTAAATTGCGCGTCCATGCACGTGGCACCCACGCTTACCGCCGGTGCGTCGCCACCCGCCAGGCTGCCGGCATCGAAGATGATGCCGCTCGCCTGGAATGCCGGCGCCGTAATGGTGATCCAGCCGGTCGGCGCGGTGAGTTGCAAGCGGCGTATAATCGTGGCGCCGGCAATGCCCTGCATGGCCGTGCTCGCCGCCACCGCCAGCACGCCGTTCACGACATAGATCCGGCCGTCCAGCCGCACCGGCCGGCCACTCGCCAAGGCCGCGGTGAAAGCCGCCGCGTCGTCCGTCACGCCGTCGCCAACAGCGCCGAAACTCTCGATGCTCAACGCATCGGCCATGCTGTCGGCGAGCCGTCGCGGAAGGCCAGCCCCAGTTGTCGCTACCGTCACGTTCGACCCGTCAATGCCGCTGATGCCGCTCAGCCCGCCCATGAATGTTGCATACGGGATTGCCGCGTTCTGGCCGCCTTGTCCGATCGGCACCTGGTCTGCGGCACCGGGCGCGCCACCCGCCGTCAGCGCATCAATCACGAACGGTGCCGGCGCGCTGATCGCCCCATTGCCCACCGTCAGATTGGCGCCGAGCGCCAGGGTCTCCGGTGCCCCGATCCCTGCACTCACGCGTCCCAGCAGCGTACCGGACGGAATGGCGAGCGCAGGCTGCACGCCGGCCAGCAATTGCGCCCGTGTCGCTTTGCGTGCCGTGTCCGCCTGCGAAACCACGAGCTCATCCGTATCGCTGACCGAAACGGCCGGCGGCAATTCATCGATGGTGGGCATTGGCCCTCCGCGCGTGTCAGGACGTGGTGATGATCGGCTGGTCGGTCTGGTCGGTGATCGGCGCGCCGGTCTGGTCGGTCAGCGTGCCTGGCGGCACTGGCGGCGTGGCCAGCGCCACCACAGGCAGGTTGATCGTCCGCCCGATGGTCCGTCCGCTGTTGGTGCCGACGGTCACGGTCACCTGGTAAATCGTTCCCGCAAACCCGTCCGAAAACCACAGGATGGCCAAATCGCCATCGGCACTCGTGCCCTGCAGAGTCAAATCGCCGGGATTGGCCGGGCTGATCACCACATCCAGTGTGGCGATCGCATCGCCTTCGTTGCCGGCGATGGCTTCGGAAATATCCAGAACGAAGTCGAGCGTGTCGCCCGGGTCTTTTGCCGGCCAGCACAGCGCCGCTGGCTGGCATGGCGGCGTGCCACGCGGGATCGTGCCAAATCCGGGCAGCGTTACCACCCGCGCCGTGGAGGGTATCCACGTATATGTCGCTTGAGTTGCCATTGTCGCTTCCATGCGCCGGCCGCGGCGGTTCGTCCGCCGCGGCAAACCGTCAAGAGTCTTCAAGCGTCGGAAAAGCTGCTTTCGGGCTTTTCATATCGAATCGATCTGCAGGACAGGGCGCCCTGCGACAGCGCGCCCGCCGCCGTTCCCGCCACACATTGGGTCTGGGGACTTGTCCCCAGCGGGTCCAGGGCAGAGCCCTGGCCTTTCCCGATCAATCGGCGTGCGCGCTCACCATTCCACCAGAACCAGCCCTGCGCCGCCCTGGCCGCCGAGCCCGCTGCCCAGGCCACCCGCGCCGCCGGCGCCGGGCAAACTCGCTGCCGCACCATCCTGCGCCGTCCCCGGCGCCGCCACCGCCTGCTGCGCCCCGGCGCCGCTGTAAGCGCCGCCGCCGCCGCCGCCGATCAGCAGCGTGCCGGTCACAATGGCCGCACCGCCCGCCTGGCCCGCTATGAGAAGCCCCGTTCCGGCGCCGGCACCACCAGCGCCTCCTGCGCCCCCGGCACCACTACTTCCACCGGCGCCCGCCACGCCGCCGGTGGCCGAGGCCAGAGCGGCGAACGCCGAATTGCCGCCCGCCGTGCCAGCCCCCACGCCGCCATTGCCGACCTTGACGAAATACGCCTGGCCCGGGGTAACGGTGTAGAACCCTTCCGAGTAACCGCCGCCGCCGCCGCCGCCCCCCGCGCCGCCCAGTCCCGAACCGCCCGCGCCGCCGCCGCCCCAGATGCGCAATTTCACCGTGCCCACCCCTTGGGGCACCAGCCAATTCCCCTGCGTCGCCGGCGTGAAGATCGCCAGGTTGCGCGTTCCTGGCGTCTGCTGCGGCAATTTTACAGTGATGAACGGCGCTTGCGGCAACACCGCGATATTGGCCGCCGTGATACTGGCCTGCGCGGCTTGCACGGTAATGACATAGAGTCCCACCCACCCTGCATCCACCGGTGGCGTCTGTTGTGTGCCGCCGCCCCCAGGTGCACCGGCCTTCATCTGCAGTTGCACGCTCTGCAGGCGCTGCGTGTTCTGCGGTGTGCCGGCATTATCCGGCCCGCTATAGGGCTGCGCCGGATTGGCGGCGTTGTAATAGGGCAGCACCACCGGCGTGCCGTCGTTCTCCAGCAGGCTCGCCTCGATCAAATAATTGATTGCCTGGCCAGACCCTACAGGTGCTGTCAGCACAAATGTGGTGGCACTCAGATTCACGCCCATTCGCAGCAGCGGCTCGGCCGGCTGGGCCGGCAACGAGCCGAACGGCAAGGAATCGACCGCGCCGTATTGCGTGATGCTGCCCGGTCCCACCGTCACGCTCATTGAGGCCGGAGCGGTCGGTGAGCAAGCCAGCCCATCGGCAACCGTATTCGTGCCCAGTACAGCCTGCGCCAGGTATCCCAAACCCACCATCACGCTGCGTTCGATGTTGAGGATATCGGTGTCCAGCGGAATTCCGCCGGGATAGACGATCTGTCTGTCCACGAAATGGCCTTTCAGCTCGATGATCTGGCGCGGCGTGCCCGTCGCTTGTCAGTTCGATATGCGCATCCAGGCCGTGCTCGCGGCGGGCAGAAGCGGCAACACCGCTTCCTGGATCACGCTGTCCGGAACGCCGGCCACCTCCATCGCGAGGCTGCCGTAAACCGGAATGCCGGCAGCGGAATAGCCTGCCAGTTCGGCAATGCCGCCGCCGCTCGGCCGGTAGGCAGTCAGGAAGAACTGGAATGGCAGGGCAAGATTGCCCCAGCCGCCACCGGCGCCGTATCCCACGCCACCGGCGCCGTATCCGCCGGTGTCGCTCGTGCGCGCCGGCTCGAAGATCGCCGGTGCCCGCCCCGTCAGTTGCAGGAGCGCCAACGCCAGCGCCGCCCGTGTGGCGCGCGGCCGCAACAGCGCCTCGGTGATCCGGCCCCTGAAAGCGTTGTCGGACTCGCCGGCGAACCGCAGCAGGCTGTAGCCGAAATAATCCGTGCTGATCATGTCGAGAAATATGCCGCTGGCCGTGGCGATCCGCGCCTGCGCGATCACCGTCTGCAGCAGCGACCAGAACGCCGCGAACGCCGTTCCGAGCCCTGCCAGAAGGGCTTGCAGGGTGGGCGCCGTGTCGCCGAACCAGCCTGCGGGCAGGATCGCCAGCAGGCGGCTCGCCATGTCGTCCGCATCGCCCTTCATGTCAGGATACCACCACGTTCGAGGCGATGATCACGCCATTCGCCGGGGCCGTCAGATCCTGCGCTGCGCCGTTGATCAAGCTGCTCGTCACGCTGATCACGCTCGGATCGGCCGCATGCGCCAGCGCGTCGATCTTCGAAACCGCCAATGTGCCGGCGATCGGCAAGGCCTGAATCCAGCCCAAAATCGCCTGCTGCGCACTGGCCGCAACCGCCGCATGGGTCGCCGGGTTCGACGTTTCGATCACCACCACCACCGAGGCTGGCACTACCACTGGTCCCTGCACCGCGAACACCGAGCCTATCGGCCGCACCGCATCCACCGCGCCCTGCACGGCGGAAAGCAGCGCCGCCCCTGGAAACCCCGTGCCATCATCGGCCACCACCAGAAAACTGCCATTCTGCGGCGCCAGCGTCGGATCCACATTCTCGATCACAATCGTCCGCAGCGCGAGCTGCACGGAGTCCACGGCGTTCAGGATGGCCGTCACCGTCGCCAGAGAACGGCTATTGATATAGAGCTGAAATCGCGCTCTGAACTGTGCGTCCGGCTCCGCGCTCGCGCCGCCCACAAATGCCGCGGCGTTGGAAACCGTATCCACGCCGGCCAGCGGCGAGGCAAGCAATCCGATCGTTCCCGCCTGAACATTGCCTCCGGGTCCCACCACCGCGCATTGCACTGGCACGGTCACGCTCGCCTGCTGCACCTGCAACGTATACCCACCGGCGCCATTCCACGCCGGATTCGAATCGTCTTCGATCACCAGAAAGCTCTGCGTGCCATCCGTCGTCAGCACGGTGCATCCCACGGGCACCGTCACCGGCAATCCAACGGTGTAGCGCGCGAACGTCACCAGGCCGGAGGCCGCAACACCGGGCAGCCGAGTGAACGAAAAATCGGCCATCCAGCTATCCAGATCGCTGCCGACGCTCGTCGCGGCACGCGTCATCGTCAGCACCTGCAACACCAGCCATTGCAACCACAGCCCCACCGACGCACAGGATTCAAGGATGGCCCGCAAGACGCTGCCGATTGTAAGATCGATCAGTTGTACTGCGCGCCCTTGCAGCCCTGCCGCCATCTGCTGCACCAGACCGGAGAAGCTCATCACCGGAAGCTGCATGTCAGATACCTATGGAGAATGTGAGCGTCTGCGTCGTCGCCGTCACCGCATCGGCGTAGGTGATGTCGACAAAAACACTGCCGTCGGGCAGTGTGTTCGCCGTCACCGTCGGCTCGGGCTGATGCGCCACCGCCGCCTCGGCATAAAGCTGGCCGCGAATATTGCCGGTGATCGCCCGCGTGCCAGCGACTTGGCCCACGAACTGCCCAAGCCCGCCGCCATAGCTCGGCTGCCAGGTATAATCGTCGGGGTTCGTCAGCAGCCGCCGCAATACCCGTTGCTGCCCAAGGATCGTGCCGTCCACCATGCTCAGGTCGCCGGTCGGGCTCACAGCAAGATCGCCGCTCCACACCAGATCTGCATCGGCCATCGCGACACTCCCACGCCAGTAAACAGGAAGCCGAACCCACCAACGGGCCCGGCCGCGCCTCAATCCGTCGGAACCGGCGGTGTCGTGCTGGGCGGATGTCCATGCTGGTTGTAATGGCCACGCAGTTGAGCGAGCGATCCGTGCTGATCGTACACATCACCGCTCACATGCAAATCGCCCGTATGCGTCCAGTTGGGCGCCGTGCTGGCGATCGAGCCGTCGTTTCGCAGCTTGATGCAGCTGCCGCTGGCATGCAGCAGCCATAGCTCGCCCCCTGGCGCATTCGGCGGCGGCACGCTGTTCGACCACAGCCGTCCCACCACGACACCCTGCTCGGCATCGCCCTCTTGCCAGATCACCACCACCTGATCGCCCGGCATGGGCGCGCACACCAATCCCCAGCCTTGCCCCACCCATTGGCTCGCCACCGGCAACCATCCGGAAAGCACCCCCTCCGGCTGCACCGTCACCCGCACCGTCGCGGTCGCCGGATCCGCCGATGTCACCACTGCGATGCGTGGATGCGCCCAGCTCTGGTCGAGCTGCGATGCATGCCCGCGCAGCAGGTTCAGGAAGCTGTCCACGGCAGGCTCCTTGCTTGCACGGTCTGCACGAAACCCCGCCCGACCGACAGATGCCGCTCGACGGCGCAAATACCGTAGGTGCCATCGAAGTCCGTGAAGCTGCCAGCCAGCGCCAGGTTCATCCGCGGTGCAGTCGTCACATCGCCCGGCATCTCGATCGTCAACACCCGTTCGTGGCTGGAAATCTGCGACACGATGCGCGAGGCCAGACTTTGCGCCTCACCGGACGACAAATTCGGCCTGATGACCGTCCGTGCCGGACTCCCGCCACCATTCGACGCGGTCTGCACGATCGCGGTTTGCGACACGCAATCCCAACTCCGCACCACGGCCGTCACCCCTGCGGCGATATCCAGCGCGTGATCCATCCGCAGGCTCATGCAGGAAGCCGGCGAAATTGCCACGCCGCCCGCGTTCTGCCCTGCGGGCTGAAAATACAACGTCTGCCCGCTCACCCAGACATCGTAATTTTCCAGCTGTGCCAGCCAGCAGATCAGATCCCACTGCGTCGTCGCCCGCGCATGCTGCGTCATCGCCGTCCGGGTGCGGCCATTCTGGTAATACCGTCCGACCAGCGTCTGCGTCGGCGTCACCGCCGCACTCAGCCCCTGCCGCGCGGCGAGCGCGGTCACCACCTGGCTTGATGTCTGGTTCTCGAAGCTTTCGTCGATCTGCGCGCCGACGAACAGGGATGTAAAATCCCGTCCGCTCGCCCGCACCTCGCCACGGATCGGGTCGATCGACACGCGATCGGCATTGCCCGTGATCAGGCTCGCCTGCACCCCGTCCACAGCGAGCTGGATCTCCACCAGCAATGGCACCGCGGACCAGAACGCGGCACTCGCGGCCGACAAGGCCGCCCGAACACTGAACCGGTCGGCGGAAAGAAAGCTGTCCGCCTCGATATCCACCGCCATGATGCCGGCCGCCGTCTGGCCATTGACCAGCACCACCGGCAAAGGCTGCCGCGCGTCACTGTCCGGCAATGCTCGCCCCCGTATCTGGGATCACGAGCGTCACCAGCCCGCTCAACCATGGATCGTCGATGCCGTTCAGCGACGCGATGCTGTCCCATTGCGACGCATCACCCAAATACCGGCAAGCGATATCGAACAGTGTGCCGCCGCAAACCGTTAGCGTTTGCATCAGAACCCCGCATCCTGAAAATTCGCTGCCGCGCGCCCAATATACCCCGCTGCAGCACTCAGCGTGGCCAGCGTGCCGGATGTCTGCGTCAGCGCCGTCAAGTCGGCGCCACCCATCTGCGCATCCGCTCCGGCGATCGCAGCGGCAACCGACTCTTGCGCGCCGCTGAGTGCCTGAACCGCCGCCGCATAGGCCTGGCTACCCGGCACCGTGGCGCCCGCACCATTCACCGCCGCCAGCGCCTGCGCCACGCCGCCTGCGCTCGCCGCCGCGGCCAGATCCGCCACCACGTCCGCGAGCGTGCCGGCAGCCGGCAGCACCGCCCCCGCCATCTGTGTGCCGACGAGCACCGTGCACGCCACGCGATACGGAATCCACCAGCTGTTGCAATATTCCAGGTCCAGGGACGAAACGATGACCGTCGCCGTAAACACATCCCAGGCGAGCGGAACCGGCGCACCCGCAGTGCGGATGGCATCCAGCGCCCGCGCCCGGTCCGTCGCATCGCTCCCGGAAAGAATGCCGTGCCAGTTGATCAGCCCGTTATCCTGGCCCATCGCGTCGATGACGCGGCTTCCCCCCGGCAATTTATGCACGGCGAGCGCCTGCGCGCCGCCGAAGCTGATCCGCGCCGACACCTCGAATCCGTCCAGGAAAATGCCGCCCAGTGTCACGCCCATGTCAGCCCCCGATCATGGCGCCGGTCGGAAACACCCCCCGAAGCGGGTCGAAGCCGGTGCCGCCACTGGCCGGCCGTCCCGCCTGGTCCGCCAGGGTGCGTGCGAGCCATCTCCCCATCAGGGCGCCATCCAAATACACGTCGCCCCCCACCGGGCTGGCGCTGCCGCCCTGCGGCGCTGTCTCATCCCGGCCGCCCGCCGGCGTTTGATCTGTCGCGCCGCCCCCCAAAGCGGCAACGGCGCTGTGCTCCGGGCCCGTCTCATCCTTTGTCGCCATTGCCGTACGCGGGACGAGTGCAGTGGATCCGCCTGCGCCGCGCCGCGCCATCCCTATCTGCGGACTGGCCGGCAGCCCCGCCCGCCCCGGAGCGGGCGCCGCCGAGGCACCAGCCGTCATGTCCGGCGTGCCTCGCCCCGACTGCCGCGTCACGGTCGCCACCACGGATGCCAACGCCCGCTCGCCCTGCGCGCCCTCGGCTTGTCTCGCCGATGATGCGGCGCCGATGCGGCCACCGGCGACGCCCGTGGCCGCTCGCAGGCCAGCGGCCGCGCCACGCATCGCCAAGCCCGCGCCAGCCGAGGCACCTGCGGCGCGCGGCGAGCCGCCCGGCGTCACGGGCGGGCGCCTATCGGCGTTCGTCGCATGGGTCCCGTCCATCATGGTCACGATCAGCCGCGATGGCCCGGCAGCACCCGCAGGCCGACCCTGCTGCGGCGCCTTTCCCGTTGCTGCTGAGGTGACGACGCCCGCCCGCGCCGTCATCGGCGCACTTTCGGCGGCCGCCGACAGGCGCCCGCCCGCATCGGCTCGCACACCTCCCGCCACCGCATTCGCGCTAACGCCGTCGGCCGGCACGATCACGCCCTGGGCAGCGACGGCACCTGGGCGCCGGCCGGATACCGCGCGGGCCGCCCGCGTGGCCGCCGCGTCCAGCCGCCCCACATCGATCCTCGATGCCACCAGGCCGGCAGCGGCAAGAGCGGCCGCCCGCCGTGCCGCCGCTACACCCTGGGCCACCGCCAGCCGCTTCACGAGCGCCTCACCTCGTGAAGCCGCGTTCGCCATGGCACCGCTCCCGTCAAGCCCGGCCCAGGCCGGTGCATTTTGCGACATCACGCATCGGCCCACGCCATCGCCGCCCAGTCGAATGCGTGTCCGTCCAGTTCACCGAGCGCCACCACCCAGGCGAGCCTGTCCGGCGCGGGCAAAGCAAAAGCGACGTCGAACGGCACCCCGTTCCGGATCAGGTACAAACATTCTACCAGATCGGGGTGCCGGCTCAGTTTCCCGGGTCGGCGCCGCCAGGCTCCGCGGCATCCGCCGCCTCCAGCGCATCCGCCGCCGCCGCGATACCGTCATCGCCAAGCCGCTGCACCAGCGACTCCAATTGATCCTCCGTCACCGGCGGCGGCACCGGCACGCCATCGATCGCCGTCACCGAGAATGCCAGCAGCGCCATGCCCAGATACGGCGTGTTCAACGACAGCGAGGCGCCCAGCGCCTTAAACAGCCGCAACCGGTCCAGTGCATCCGGCCGTCTGATCGTCAGCACCCGCCCCGCCGCGTCGGTCGCTGCGATGTCGCGCGCGGCCGCGGCCATCACCCGTTCCGAAGGCGTTTGCATCAGATGCGCTGCCGTTGCGTCGCGAAAAATTCCAGCTTCTGCTTCACGCTCGCGTCGCCGCGCCACGTTCCAGCATTGGCCAGCTTGAACACCACCCCCGAATATTGATAAGTCGAGGTAGAGCCATCCACTTCCTGAACATACTGATACAGCGTTCCGGCCGGCAGATACCCCTGCGTGAAGAACGCCTGCTCTGCTGTGGACATGAAATCATCCACCGCGCTGGTGCCGCGCTCCACCTCGAAACTGCCTTCCCACCCCTTCGGCAATTCCGCGCCCATCGGCACCCCATCCAGCCGATCGAGCCGCACGGATTGCGTCACCTGCCGGCTATCGAAGCCGGTCACGTAGGTCAGATCCACCCGCCCTTGCGGTCCCATGACCACGAGCTGGCAATCGCGCCCTATCGAAAACGAATTGATCGGCATGATCTGCTGTTCCCCGTCTCAAAACCCGCCAGGCGCCGCCGCCGCCACACGCGTCAGCTCGGCAAAATCTGCTGCTGCACAACGACCGTCTGGCCGCCTTCCACGTTGACGATGAATTTCTCGTTGATGCCCTGATACTGCACCTGCGCATCGCTCTGCACGTAGCCGAGGCTGGTGCGGCTGGGCGGATTGTTGCTGCTGTCGCAGATCACCGAAAATGGCAATTGCCCGGTGCCGTTCAGCCCCAGTACTCCCTGGCTCAGCAGCGCCTGCAGGAAACTCAGTTGCGTTGCGCGAATTTGCTGGAACAGCTGGCCGTTGATCACTTGGCCAACGAAGGGCCCCATCCCCGCAGCCAGCGTGGCGGCAATGAAATTCGTCATCCGGCTGTAATTGTCGCCGTTCACCGCCTGGTTGCTCGACGTATTATGGCCGCATCGAACCCCCCAGTAAGCGCCTCCCGGTTGCGGGTTGGCGATTACGTCGATGCCCGCCTGGAACAGCGTCTGCAACTCCGTCTCGCTATAGGTCGCAACCTGGCCGCTGCCCGGCAAGCCGGAGCGCTGGGTGCCGATCACGCTATAGAGCGGCTTGTTCAGGCTCGATTGCTCGGGCGACAAATTCCCCAGCCGTCCAGCCACGAAGCCCTGCGGCGAGACAATGCGTGTCACACCGTTGGTCTGATCCGACCAATACACCCAATCGCCGAACATCAGTTTCGCTGATGGCGAATCCAATCCCGCCCCGAGCTTCACACTCACGGCATCGGTAATGGTGTCACCGGCCGGCCCGGTCAGGATCATGTACACGCCTTCCGACGCGCCAAATCCCGCCTGTGTCACCCATTGCGTCGGATCGTCGCTATCCGCGAGCACGCCGATGCTGCAGCCCTGTCCGCGCAGCGCATACATGCCCTGGCGCGGCACAGTGTCCTGCCCTACCAGTGTCACCGCGGTCACCCCGGCGGGCCCGTCTGTGCCACCCAGCAAGGGCTGGCTCGCGATCGCCGCGGGCGCTGTCGTCCCGGCCGAGCCGGGCGTCGCTACCACCAGCTGCGAATTCCCCCGCAACGGTCCTGTGCCATTATTCACCGCGCTCACCAGCACCTGCCAGAACGTCGCAGTGCCGGACGCCGCGAGATTGTCGAACACCTCGGGCAACCCGCCCGGCATGGCCAAGGTCAGCTTCCACGTGCCCGCCTGCGATCCGCCGCTTAGCGTCACCCTGATGCTGTTGCCGAGTGAGCCGGTATAGCGCGCCGTCAGCAGCGCGGCATAACTCCCGCTCGCGAACCCGATCGCATAACTCGCGGCGGTGTCCGTCCCGTCCGTCACGCGCACGCAGCGGAATCCGCTCGCACCCTGCTGCACAGCGGTGGCAACCTGCGTGCCCATGTCGTATTTGCGCATCATCACCGGCCCAAAGGCCGCCGCGTAATCGGCCATGGAGCCGGCCACCACCGGCTGGTTCACCGGCCCCCAGCTCGCCGTGCCGACCACGCCCACCACATTGGTCGGCACGCCGTTCAGCACCAGGTTTTGTGGCGCCACGATCTGCACATAGAGATCGGGTACCACCAGGCCGGCAGTATTGATGCTGCCTTGCTGATAGATCGTCATGCTCAACCCTCCTGCGGATGCGGTGCCGGCTGTGCCGGAAGATGCGTCTGCACAACGCTGCGCGCATGCTCACCCAGCAAAACCTCCCGCATCGGGCCGGTTTCGGTAATGAGATCGCCGATTTTGTACCGCCCGAACGGCCGCACCACCACCAACGCACCGTTCATCGGCACACTCCCGTCAGCCAAAGGATGTCGTTCCGTTGTAATCGAGGTCGCCAAACAGCATCGTCGGTGTTTGCACCGTCACCGTCGTGCCGTATTCCACGTTGAACACCAGATCGCGGCGGTAGACGGAGGCCACCTGATCGCCGTCATCGCTGGCCGTCATCGTGTAGCGAAGCCGCGCCGCCGATCCGTCGGCCAGCGCCAGAAAGGCTATCTGCGCCAGCCCCGCGCCCAGCACGCCGCACACCGCATCGCGCGCCTGCGGCGATGGTGCCCAAACAGAAACCCGGATCTCCTGTTCCTGCCGTGCCCATTCCTGCAACACCGCGGCCACACCGGCGCTGCGCGCCACCATCCGCACCGCCGCCGGGATCGTCAGGCTCGCGTTCTGCAGCCACACGATGAAGCCCGAGGCGCGCACCAGATCCGCCAGCGCCGCCGCCACCAGCGCCGCGCTATCCCCCGCTTGCGCCTGGTAAACAAACGCCTGCTCGTTCACCAGCACGCCTGCCAGCTCTCCGGCTACAGCCACACCCGAAAATGTCGCCGTCTGTCCCGTTGCCGCGGCGGCGAGCCCCGCCGAAATGCCCAGCGTGGCGCTCTGCACACCCCATCGCGTCGTGTTGCGCGCGGTATCGGCCACCGGGAACACGGTGATCTCCACAACGCCCGCGGCCCGGTCCACCGCGAGCGCCGTGGTCGGCGGTCCGCCACGAAATACCCGCACCGCGTAGCCGCCCAGGAGCGGGCAGGGCAGGGAGCCCTGTCCCGCCAACGCCAGAATCGCGCTCACCAGCGCCGCCTCTACATCGGCAAGGTCCGCCACGATCCACCCCCGAAGCTCCTGTGCTAGCCGGCGACCTGCCGAACCGTCAGCCGCCAGCCCAGATCGCTTTGTTCGGCCGCCGCCACCAGGAAATCGCGTCCGAGGTCGTCGTTCACCACATCGCCCACTAGGGGATCGGCGGGCAGCGCCGGCAGGAGCAACGCCCACATGCCATATCGCGAGTCCGGCAAACCGCCCGACACATGCGCGCTCAGCGCCAGCAAACTTGCCGGCCAGCCATCGATGATCGTCACGGCTGTTTCCGCCACCATGCCGCCATACCCGCCATTCTGCGGTGCCGGCGGCCGTGCCACCGTCACGACCCTGTTGGTCCTGACGCATTGCGCCGGCAGCAGCGGCCGCTGCGCCGCGACGAAATATACCGCACCCGGCCCCGACAAATAATCCCCTGGCTGCGTATAGAGCGAGTCGAACACGCCCCACCAAACCGCCTGCCCATAGCCGGCCGGCCGCCGGAACCGTTCATCCTCGGCATTGAAGCTGGCGTAAAGCAGGATCACCCGGTTGCCGCTCGCGAGCGGGTCGCATGCCGAGCGCGGCCGATACACGATGAACGGCGCGCCGAGCCGCCGCGCCGCCACGCCCATGCCCTTGCTGATCAGATTCTGCAGCGCCGGGCCATCCATCACACCACCAGGCTGAGGCCACCCAGCCCCAGTCCTTCGCCCGGCGGCACACCCATGAACGCGCAAAGCCGACGGCGCCAGCCATCGAACAGGCGCAGCCGGTCGGCGACTTCGTTGCTGTTGTGGGTCCACGAAGCGGCCGCATCGCTGTCCAGAGTATCGCTGGCTGCCGGCACGGCCGTCTCCAGCTGCGACAGCGTGGCCAAATACGTCAGCACTACCGCAACCTCGTTGCTGGAGAGGTTGTTCATGCGGTATTCGAGCGCCCCATACGCGGTGAAGAACCGCCACCCCATATTGCCGTCGGGCGCTGCGCCGTAGGCCGGGTATCCGCAATACCGGCGGATATCCACTTTCTGCTGATCGGTGAACATCGCATCTCCTGGCGCAAGACAGCCGCGAAACGATGTCCGGCGTCAGCCGATATGCTCGATCATCACCGCGCGCTTGAAGCTGGCATTGGTCGCCGTCGGCACGGTCAGGCTGGTCGTCGTCGTATCCAACGGGGCGCAGAATCCGCCCATCCAATACCAGGATTGCGCAATGATCTGCTGCAGCCGGTCGATCGGCTCGCGCGTAACCATGCAAACATCGTCCACCACCGACACGATCGCATCGGCCGGCGCCACATCCGCCGCCGCCATGCCGGCGAAATCGCCTTCCACCAGCGCCCCCCGCCCCACGACGATCGGCCGCCGGATCATGGCCCCCGCAATGGTCGGATGCGGCTGCACATAGGCCTCGTTGGTCAGCACAAAGCGCAGGCCCAGGAAGTCGTTCACAACCCCCTGGCCCGGCTTGAACACCTCGTTGGCCGACGTCGCGCCGATGAACAGGCGCTGGAAATCCTGATCCGCGAACAATTGCCGCGCGCTGATCGGATCCATGTAGCAATTATAGGCGCCATCCACGTCCGGCACCGCATTCAGCCGCAGATTGGCGACCGCATCCAGCACGTTGCTCATCGTCAGCGTGTCGGTAGCCTGGATCAGGCCGGTATTGGTCCGTGCATTCGGCCGGAGGATCAACGACGCCGTCGCCGACTGCACGGAAATGCCCGCCGTCGCATCGCTCACCGAGGCATTGGCCGAGAGCGTCAGCACGCCGGAAATGCCCCCGGGCGCCGTCGAAACGTTGGTTGCGTCCGCCGCCGTGCCGATCAGCGTATACACATCGGCGCCGATGGTGACCAACAGCGGATTGGCCGGGGATACCGGCTGTTGCACGCCGTTCACGAACCCCGCCTGGAAGCCGCGCACATCGTCCACCGCGACGGCGGGTCCCGCGGCCGTCAGCGTCACCCGCACCCGGGTATTGCCACCGAAATATGCCGCGAACAGCGCATTGCGCGCCAGGTCATCCAGGCTCCTTGCCGCCTGCTCGCCGTTCACGTAGGCATTCTGCAGAAACTGGCTCGCGATCCCCACCCGGCTTGTCACCATGTTGAGATCCATGGTCGAGGCGTAGTGGTTGATCGTCAGCGTATACTGCTCCACCCCCCAGGTGCTGGCCGTCATGCCGTTATCGAGGTTGGTGTTCGTCGAAGGCGCCAGCGGCGTCGTCACCGCCGGCCGCAACCCGGCGCGCGTTTTGGTCAGTGTTTCGCCGATACCCACCGCGAACGCCTCGCGATCGGCGCATGCGCGATACCCGAGCCGCGACCGCAACGCCTGCTGGAATTCGCGTTCCAGGAAACCCTGCTGGATGATCGGCTGCAGCGCGAGCGGAAAATTCTGGATACCCATTCATGCCCCCAAAGAGAAATCATCGGCAGGGCAGACGCCACAGCCGCCCAAGTCGTGAACCAGGAAGAACGCGTCACTCATCCCCGTCGCAGCAGGTCCGCCCGCGCCACGCGCCATTCGTCCAGCGTCATTTCCGTCGCCAGCTTCGTACGCACCGGCGCCGCCGCCGGCACCCCGGCCACGCTGCTGGAATTCGGCGCGCCGAACAGGAATGGCTTGTCGCGGCGCAGCTTTGTCATCGCCGAGGCCACGCCGTGCACCACGCCCTTGGCATCGATCACGATCTCGCCGTCATCGATGAGTTTCAGCCCGTCGAGATCCACCATGCCGCGGCGTGTCGCCTCAGCCCGCAATTCGGTCTGGATCACCCGCCTGTCGCTGCTCTCGCGCACTTCTTTCAGGCTATTTTCCAACGCCTCGTTCCGTGCCCGCAAGGCAGCAAGCTCCTCCGCCGGATCCGGCGCGCCGCCGTCCAGCCCGTCGTCTCCGGCCATGGAAACTCCCTCAGCTTGTGATGCGCCCCAATTCCTGCCCGGGGTCGGCGATGTCGTAATCAGGCGCCAGAATGCGCAACGCCGTCTCCCGCGACAGCAGGCCGGCCTGCAAAAGGGAAACGATCGTCGCCGCATCCTTCTGCCGGTCCGCCGCATCCGGCGGATACCAATCCGGCCAGCGCAGGCTGATGGGCGCGGTGGCGTCCAGGCGCGGCAGCGCCACCCCATCCACGTCCAGTGCATAAACCCCTGCCGCCCGCAACATCATGCGCATCAGCGGCAACAATCCATTCTCGCCGTAGCTGATGCGCAGATTATCGGCGAGCCACAGCAATCCCTGGTTCATCAACTCCAGCGCCCGTCCGCTCGCGGGCACCGTCAGCCGGCTCGCATCCGCCCGGTTGCCATGCACGCTTTCTAGCGCGAGTTCGCGCAGCACGCGCACATAATCGATCACCGCCTGGCTCGCCGTGCCACCGATTTCCAGCAGCCGCGCATCGCCCTTCTCGCTCACGACCAGTGCATTTGCCGCGCCATGCACCATCGTGCCGTCGACCCCCGCCGGCTCGCGGATCAGCAAGGTCGGATCGCTACTATATTTTAGCCCACGCCCGGCCTGGCTGAGCTGATAATCGATCTCGATCGAGGTTTCGATGGCGGATCTGAACGTCGCCAGCCCGTCGGTCGCGTCGCCGCCAGGCAGGTTGCGGATCCACACAATCGGCACGAAGCCAAGGCCGTGCCGCACGCTGCGCGCGGGGTCGATCGTCTCGGTCCAGGCGGTTCCAGCCGGCATCGGCAAAAACCACCTCTCCGCCTCGGAATCCCATTGCCGGCAGAACCACCACAGACTGTCCGGATCGCCGATGTCATAGCCCTGCGCAGCCAGCGCCGCACTCGAAACCTTCACACGCTCCGTCACCCGCAGCAGCGTATCGGGTGCCGCCGGATCCCATTCCGGCGTTAAATACGGCGTATCCATCACGTCCAGAAAAACCCGGCCCCGCAACACCCGCATCAGGATCGCGACCGATCCGATGCTCCCGCGTAACGCCGCCTCGGTCATCACCGAATTCAGCCGCGTGCTCCGCGCGAGCGCCGCCGCCGCCGCCCGCACATCGGCATCGGCCGAGTCGATGCCCGGAAAATGGCCTTCACTGAACAGCAGCGCCACGCTGTCTTCCACCACCACGCGCGGCAACGCATAGCGTACGGATGGCCGCCTTTGCCGCAGCGGAATATACGCCCCGCCTGCGGTGCGTTCCTCGTGAAACTCATAGGGAAGATAATTATACAACGAGCCATCGAGTACCAGCCGCAGTAATTCCAGCCGCCGCGCGCGGTCGGGAAAATCGCGGTCCCATGGCACCATGTCGGAAATCGTCGCGAACACCGCGGCCTCCTGGGTCAATATAGGTCCGGCTGGAATCGCGAAGCGTCCCTGGGCGATAAAGCAGCTTTAGCGCTCGAAGAACGGCATGGTCATGAACCGGGCCGGCTTATCCGCCGGTGCCAGCAAACCAAAGGCGCGGGAAAACGCATCCACCTGGTCATCCTTCCGCCCGTGCGGAAATGCCGCCAGCTCCTCGATGAACACACGGTTCCAATCGGCCCGGCGCAAGCTCACGCGCCCCGCCGCCACCTGCGATGCAGGCGGGTCCGCGCGCAACCGCTTTGACCCCGTTTCGGCACTCACGCGCACGCGAAACCCGGCTAGCCGCCGCACCAGATTGCTCGCCTGATGCATGCCCGCTTGCCCGGGATCGCGCGGGAGTCCCACAATCACCTGCGCGCCATCCTGCTGCGCCACCTGCACCACGAAATCGTCGAGCGCCTCCGGCCCCACCCGCACGCGCCGCACGTCATCGACGAAGAATCTTCCCTGCGCGTCACGAAACAACAGCACGCCCACGGTCCAATCCGGATCGCGTGCGCTATCTGTCCCGCCAGCGAAATCCCAGCCCCGGACCGCATCGCCCGCAGGGGTGCAATCCACCATTTCCAGCCTGCCGACATGGAACATCGTGCCGCTATCCGGCAGCGGCGTCTGCTGGAACATCGCCGCAAAGCTGCGATCGCCCATCGCCAATTGCTTGGCCAGCAGCGCCTCACGGCTCTCCCAGTCGGGCCACAGCGCATCGCCGATCTGCCGTTCGAGCGGATCGTCCGCCGCCGCCAGCGCCGGCAGCCGCAACACGCGCCATCCGCCCTGCGCCTCCAGCCGCCCTGCCAGATCGTCCTGGTGCCAGCGTGTCATCACCAATGCCACGCGCCCACCCGGCTTCAGCCGGGTCAGCAACTCGCTGCGGTACCAGTTCCACAAATGCTCCCGGTTGGCCGGCCGCTCGGCATCTTCGAAGGAAGCAACAGGATCGTCGATCAGCGCCAGATCCGCGCGGCGCCCCGTCACCGCGCCCTGCACGCCGATGGCGAAATACTCGCCGCCCGTCTCCGTCGCGAAGCGCGATGCCGATCGCGCATCGCGGCATAAGCGCAAATCCAGCCGCGGCCCGTGCGCCATCAGCAACGCGCGCACCCGCCGCCCGAAATGTTCCGCCAGCGCCGCCGTGTGGCTCGCCGCAATCACCGCACCACGCGGGTTGCGCGCCATCCACCACGCCGGAAACAACACGCTGGCATAGGTGCTCTTCGCCGAGCCCGGCGGCAGCAGCAGCATCAACCGCGATATCCGGCCCGCCGACAATTCCTCCAGCGCGCGGATCACCGCGACATGATGCTGCGCCGGTACCTCGCCGCGCTCTTCCAGGACGAACCGCGACCACGCCTCCAGGCTAAGCCGTATCCTCCGCCGCAGGAACCGCTCCTGCCACGCCGGACTCGCAGAGTTCGACAAGCTGCTGGTCCCTCAACGTGCCGAGCGTCACATTGCCCTCGCGGGCGCGCGGCTATCGCCACCGCCGCGCTGAAATCCTTGTTCTCGAACCGGTCGCGCATGACCGTCATCAAGATGTCCAAAGGGGAGGGCGGCGCCGCCACGATCTGCTCCGCTCCAGCGGCCCAGGATTGCCGCTCCGCGCCACACCGCAGCGCGCAAACCGCCATCGTTGAGTGATATATACCGAAAATTGGGGTAATCGGGCAAGGAAAAAATGCACACTCAAAGACTTTTATCCCAAGCGATCCTAGTGCTGGTGACTCTCGCGCTCTTCGGCTGCAGCGCCGACGCTCCGGTCACCTACGCGGGAGATCTCACCCCGACCGCCGGCACCTGCGATCCTCCAGGCCGCGCCGTACTCATTCGGCGCGGCCACTACATCCAGTTCACGCCGCGCCAGGGCGTCCTGATCCTCGACGGCCAGGTATCCCCGGCCGGCCAGATCGCCGCAGAAACAACCGCGCCCGGCGCCGATCGAAAGCCTTACCGCCTTGCGCTTTCCGCCACGCTCTCCGGCCAAACCGTCTCCGGCACCTATGTCACGCCGCGCTGCCGCTATACCGTCGAAATGAGGGCGGCACCTTGAGCGGCAGGAAGCAAGGAAGCGCTTCTTTTTGAAAAAAGAAGCAAAAACTTTTGCGACTTTGCGTACGCCGCGTAGCCGCGTAATGCCCTGACAATAAAAGTTTTTTGATTCTTTTTTTCAAAAAAGAACCGCTTCCTTCGTGCTGATGGCGCCACGCTGCTCCACCCGCCGCAACGCGCCAAGAGCGGCCACCAGCATATCGATGCCCTGCCGATGCCATCGCTGCACCGCCTTGTGGTCGGCCCCGACCGTTTCGCCAAGGCGCCGCCACGAATAGAGGTGCCGCTCCGTCACCGGGCTCACCAGGCTGCGCGCTCCAACGATCCGGCGAATCACCACGCGGTCTTGGGGGATCAGCGTGATCCAGCCCAGTGCCTCGTCCATCCGAGTGATTCGCGACGCTGGCGGAATGGCGGGCCGTATCCTGCCAGGGCTCTGGCCATAGGCTTCCGCCGCACACGCCACCACCTCCAGCTGCGACAGGCGCAGCCTGGTTGAATATCCCGTGCCGGGCAGCGCCAGCAGCGTAGCGCCCGCCTCTTCCAGTCGGTAGGTCACGAAAGCCGCGTCGACCCTGTCGGCGCCTGGCCGTCCGAAATCCTGCACGTCGCGTTGGTGCGTGGTCGCGATATGTTCTCCTAAAGATAAACCGGGTAGGGGTAGGGAGCACCATCCAGCACCGTTCCGGCGGTGATCAGGTCCCAGCATTCCGGATGCCCGGGCGGCCGCGGCGGCCGATCCAGTGCTTCCGCCGGCGGTACGATCCGTTGCCGCGGCGATTTTTGAGACCCTAAGCGCCGGCCGCGCTCCAGCACGGTGTTGCGCCCCAAACCCATGTCGAACGCCAGCGCATCCCAGGTCAGGCCCGCTTGCCGCAAAGTCCGCACCCGCTCGTCCAACGCCGCCGTCCAAATCACACCTGCGCGCAA